AAGAGGACCAATACATAAATCAGCTCTTTCGTTCTTTACATATGTATGATAGTCGAACGATGAAACCCAATTAATTACCTTAATCTTTTTTTCTATCTCTGAAAGGAAATACGGTAGACCTCCCATCACTGTCAATTGTATTCGATCTTGTTTAACAGAATCTATAATCCATTTTTGCCACGCATTATCAAAATCTCCTGCTTTTTTTTCTTGATTACTATAATGTGTAGGTGAAGATGTAATCAACACTTTTAGTTTTTCTGTTCTCTTATGTTTATCTGGTCGTTTTATTCCACCCCAGAAAAATTTGGGAATTGCATTCGGTACAACAACACAATTGGTTTGTAAATCTGCTTTTTCAATAAATATATTTTTCAAATATTCGGTACTAAAACAACATGTGTCCATAAGTCCAGCAATTTTTGGAACAAATTTTCTTACCTCATCTCCAATATTTCTCGCTCCGAAGTTGTATGAAGGAACTCCTGAATCTTTATTTCCACCTTGCATTTCATTCTTCCCTAGTACATTATCATCGATGTCCCAGACCATCTTATATTTTAAATCCTTTTGAAGATTCTTATAATTCAATACTACTTTATATTGAGATTCATTCATTTGTCTTTGAAAAAACAACGAACGAGATCTAGCTAATATATCTACTTGTCTTATATAAAACGGAGCGATCATACATAGTAATGCACCTTGCTTTCCATATAAATTAGTAAGATAATTCATAGGAAATATGTTTCTTATCATTCCGCATCCCGTGAAATCTGCGATTTGTTACAAACATTCCGATTCCGAATGTTCTCTTTATATTTTTATAAAGACCAGACTATATCATCATCTATTACTAGATGTTTGGCTTTTCGATTTCTCTTGAAATCTACTCCCGTAAGGGATAGTCGTTGAACCTTCATCATATCATTAAGACTTAGATGCTTGGCTGCTGATTGTCTACATATATCGATACTTTTAAAACCTTCACACATATCATTTCTAATTATGTTGTGGTAATCAATCTTTAAGAGTTTCCAGCAATTAACCAAATTTTTCATAATAAATCGCTTTATTAAGCCACCGCATTCAATGGAAAAGATAACACAATATTTTTTCTAATATTAATTGTTTGTGTTTGTGGGTTTACTTGACCTTCTGGAACTCCTGCTGGACTTACCATTGGATTAATACCATTAATATTAGGATTTACATTTTGTTTTAATTGACTTTCAAAATCAGATAAAGAAGATGCACCTCCGTTTATATTTGCTTTCAATTGTTTTTCGAACTCGTCCATTGACGTTGCTTTATTTTCATCCATAACTTATTTTTCTCCTTTATATAATTCAAGTTTTTTCCAATCTTTAAATTTTTCACTTGTAGAATTTAATCTTTGTTTAACTGTACTTCGACCCATATCTAATTGTATACATACATCTTTTATAGAATCGAAAATTTTTCCGTTTATACTAACTTGTCTTTTAACTGCTTTTTTACTTATTTTTTGTCTAGATTCTTTTCTTTTAGCAGGATTATCATCTCCTCTATATTTTTGCATAGAATCAGTAATCTTTTGTATATGTTCTTCTGATAAAGGTACACCCAATCTCAATTCACTCATTAATTTAGCCATCTCTGGTCTTTTCTTA